GTGACCTCGGCCCTTTGGTTTGTGACCCTGGCCCAGCTGTCAGGACCCACGGTCTACACCTCAATCCCCGATCACTCAACCCGTACCCAGTTTCCCGGACCATGAACAACACCGCACCACAGCAAGGCCCAATGGAACTTGAGACCCTGCGCCGGTACCTGGCCAGGGCCCACAACAACAGCCAGGACAGAGCCGCCCGATGGGGGCACCACGGGACGAGCGCATACCTGGAGGCCTGGAACTGGTGCAACGCCATCCAGGCAGGGACCACAACGGCCAAGCCCAGCTGGTTGGCACAGCGGGCGATCAGCGCCATCCCGGAAGTGTGCCCGCTCAATTTCACCTGAAGCCACGACACCCACCACAACAGCGCAGCGCCAATCACGATGACGACAGCAACAGCAACAGCCCTATGGCTCGCATGCCCGGCCGATGACGGTGAACACTGGCTCCCGTGGGATCTGTACCAGGTCACGCCACCCGGTGACGCCAAGACCGCAGCCGATGCGGCCTGGTGGAGGCGAGAGGCGCACCGCTGGGCCCGGCAGGATCGCAAGGTCTGGCCCGGCCACCTGGTAGCGGTCAGGCCAGCCAATGCGGGGCCACCCGTGCACCCGTGCACGATGGTCGACCACTACGACATGGCGCCTTACATCTGAAGCCATGACAACAACCCACGCTTGGATGCCTGCCGCTCTGTCGTGCATGGCGCAACGCTTCAACGATTGCCGGACTGTTGAAAACTTCAACGCCCGGCACGTTTTCTACGGCCAGCAACACCAGAATCGCAACTGTTACCAGTGGCGCGGAGGATTCAAGCCGATCCGATGACCACCAGGGGAGGCCTGCCCTCCCCTTCCTTCAACACCCAACACCCAACACCCAACACCCGAGGCCCTTATGCCCACCGCCTACGAATTAATGGAGGCCTACCGCACCTGGTGGCGGGCCAGCTACAGCACAGCGCCCAACAGCCAAGCCGTGATCCTCGCCGCGGCCTGGGCTGAACACGTCCTTGCCACCTACCAGGCAGGGGCCGAGCCCACCGCTCCGGCGCAGCCGGTAGGTGAGGCCCTGGGGGAGGCAACACCATGAAGCCGGAGCCCGTCGTGTTGGCCCAGCTCCGCTCCGACCTACTCGACAGGCTGTGGTTCAAATACCCACAGGCCCTGTCGTTGGATCAACTGGAAGCCGAGGTCCGGGTGGCTTACTTGACCCGGGAAACAGCGTGGCTGGCGAGCGCCATCCGAGAGCAGCTGTCGATCCTCAACAACGCCGGCCTGGTGCGGCCCTCCACCAAGGGGCACATGTTGACCGAGGCCGGGCGCCGGGACCGCCAACAAGCGCAACGATTCTTGACCACCAACAACCAACCCACACCACCGGAGGCAGCTTGACCACCAACATCAATGCGTTGCTCGCAGAACGAGCTCGGACGCACGGAAGTTACGTGACCCACGCTTTCATCACCCAAGACCTGAAGCGTGTGATCACCCACCACGTCGCAGACCTGGACCGCAGGCTTGACGACGACATGCAGGAAACGCTGGACATGATTGCCCATAAGATCGGGCGCATCATCGCCGGGAACCCAGCTGAACCTGATCACTGGCGTGACATCGCCGGTTACGCACAGCTGGTAGCCAATCGCCTCGAGGCCAATGACTGAACCAGCAACCAACGACCAGGCCCCTGTCGTCATCGTTGATTCGATGGAGACGCTGCCCCTCCGCATGCTCGATGCGTTCTGGTGCTTGGCCAACAACTCGATGACCATCACCAGCTCTGACCGCATGCGGGAAGTGTTGCGCCTGCTGGCCAACGAGGTCGAGACATGGGCCCCGTCGTATCTCGAGTCGAAGATCTGCCACCTGGCAGTGACGGAGGTGGCAGAACGGCTGAGAGCAGAGGCGGACCAATGAGCAGCAGAGGCTGGGGCAGCCAGGCCAGTGTCGACAGTTACCTCATGCACTGGCGTGAGGACAACGGCGCCGCCATTGGCGAAGGATTAAGTAGAACATCGAACCCTAATGCCAGGCTCTACGAAATAGTCGTGGAGTTCAGCGGCATGCGGCCGATGCGCGAGCAGCTCCGTGCCACCTCGGGCGCAGAGGCTGCAAAGTTTGCGGCCAATAGGTATCCAACACACACCAACATCACCGTCGTCACCAACAACAATGGCAAATGATCTGCTTCCTGAAAACATTTATTCAGTTGACCACCCACCCACCAAGGCGCAGGCCAACAACAAGGGCAAGGTCCTTTGGTACGCCAAGGGTTTCGGCTGGTACATGGGTAACTTTCAGTACCCATACATGGACGACACCAGTCACTGGACCTATGCACCTGACGACCTAGGTCTAGAGCTGGACCCGGTCGACACCAAGGACCAGGCTTTTGAGACATGGATTAAACAATACCCCGAAGGTTGCTTTGATCCGTCAACAGTTGCCATCTTAAAGTTGGGCTACCTGGGTGGCTGGAGACGTGGTCAATCTTGAGCGCCAGCTTGCCCTTGAGCGAGAGATGCTGCAGATCGGCGCCGATGCGTTCGCAAGTCGGATGAACAAGCGCCGTGAGCAAGGCATGGAATCCCTCTCGAACCATGGCGACACCCTTGCTGCCATGGGTGTGGACCGGATCATCAGGGACCTGCGCAAGCACCGCCACGCCATGCGTGATGGTCGTGCTGGCCGTGGCTACGCCCACATGGGTCCGTTGCTGCAGCTGGCACCTCACAAGATCGCAGCGGTGGCGATGCGTGTCGTCATTGATCAGTTGACTCAAGCCCCCAAGTTCCAGGCCCTGGCCTACGCCTTGGCTGAACGGCTCTGGCTTGAGACCATGCTCGCTCGAGCCTCCGAGTACGAGCTGAAGTGCCATCAACGGGTGCGTCGGCGGTTTGTACAGAAGCGGGCCGATGCCATGCGCATGAAGAACTCGGAGATCTGGACCCCTCAGGAAAAGCTCAGCGTCGGCACGTTCCTTGTCCACCTGGTCGAGTCGCACACCGGCTTGATCGAGGTGTACCAGGAGCGCGCAGCGATGCGCACGGTGAAACGTGTGCGGGCCACCCAAGCAGCACTCGACTGGGTGCGCAGCGCCGAGGAGCAACAGCGATTGCTGTGCCCCTTTGCTTTGCCGACGATCATCCCGCCCCGGGACTGGTCAGATCCCTTGACCGGGGGCTACTGGACTGAGGGGTTGCCGGGCAACACGTTGTTCAAGGACAACGGGGACCTGATCGCAGCTCAGTCCTCTGAGTTCGATGCGTATCTGGTGGCAGCCAACATCCAGCAGGGTGTCGGCTGGCGCATCAACAGATGGATGCTGGACCAGGTCAGCCATGCCTGGGACAAGAGCTTGTCCATTGGGGGCCTGTTGCCCCGCAGTGGGCATGTGATCCCGCCGTACCCAAAGCACCTGGCCGACGACGACGAGGGTGTCACGGCTTGGCGGATCACCGCGAAGCGCCTTCATGACCGCAACGATCGAGAAGCCGGCAGGAGATTCACGGCAGCCAAGCAGCTATGGGTGGCACGTCGGCTGGTTGATGAGCCAGTGCTGTACTTCCCGGTGCAGTGTGACTTCAGGGGCAGGTTCTATTACCGGCCCCCGTACCTCCAGCCCCAGGCCAACGACATCGGTCGGTCGTTGCTGTCGTTTGCCAACGGCACACCAATCGAGACCGACGCCGAGGCTGACTGGCTCCGGATCCATGGGGCCAACACGTACGGGCACAACAAGTTGACCTGGGCTGGCCGCATCGCTTGGGTGCATGAGCATCAGCTGGAGATCGAGGCTGCTGGCCGGGAGCCTTGGTGCAACCAAGAGTTTTGGGCCGGGGCCAAGGACCCCTGGCAGTTCCTTGCGTTCTGCCGGGCGTACCAACAGTTCAGCCAGCACGGCTACGGCTGGGTGTGCCATCACCCCGTCGTCCTGGACTGCACGTGCTCCGGCATCCAGCATTACTCGGCGTTGCTGCGCTCGGAAGAGATGGCAGCACTGGTCAACCTGACCCCAAGCGAAGCCCCTCGGGACATCTACTCCGTGGTGCTTGAGCGTGTGCTGGCATTGGTTCGAGCTGATGCCGCGGCCGGTGTCGAACACGCAACCCGGTGGTTGCAGTTGTCCCCTGACCGCACGTTGGCCAAGCCTGTGGTCATGACGATCCCGTACTCAGCCACGCGCCAAGCCGTGGTCAACTTCTGCCACGGGTGGGCCAATGACCGGGCACAGGAGGTGCTCGGTCGGGACAACTGGTGCTTCAAGCGCGGGGCCATGTCGAGCCACCACTACATGGCCACGATCCTGTACCGGGAGACGTCGGCCCTCATTGCACCAGCCAAGGCAGCCATGTCCTGGTTCCGCAAAGTGGGCAAGGCTGCCGGCAAGCTGGGCCTGGCCCTGCGTTGGACATCACCCTCGGGTGTGCCTGTGATCCAGGAGTACTGGGACTACAGCGGGGTCCGGGTTCGCCTGTACCACCTGTCGCCTGTACCGATGGATCTGTTGACGAACCATCAACCGACCGAGCTCAACCCCAAGCGGATGGGCAACGGGCTCAGTCCTAATGTCATCCATTCCCTCGACGGCAGTCACATGGCTGCTGTCACCATCGAGGCCCATGCTGCCGGGGTGCGGAACCTCGGCGGGATCCATGACTGTTTCGCAACGACGCCAGCAGAGATGGCCACACTTCGGACCACGATCCGCAGTACCTTTGCTGGCATGTACGCCCGGGATTGGTTCACGCCCATCGCTGATGAGCTTGTGTCCCAACTCCCATCGGATGTACAGGCCAAACTCCCGCCGCGGCCAAGCCTCGGTGGGTTCGACCCCCAACTTGTAAACAACGCCGATTACTTCGTCACATGAACAACTTCCAGTACATCGACAAGCTGCGCCTGACCACGCCGAAGGCGACGTTCAAGTACCCCAAGCTGATTGAACCCGAGACCAAGTTCAGTCCTGAGGGTCACTACAAAGTGACGGCCATCATCCCAGCGGAAGAGGCGGGACCCATGGCCGACCAGCTCGACGCTTTGTTCGAGGCGCACAAGGCGAGCCTCAAGGCCCAAGCCCCGAGCCAGAAGTTCAAGGCCATTGATCCGAGCTTCGGGTACGAGGACATCGACGGCAAGCCTTGCTTCACGGTGAGCGTGAAGATGAAAGCCAAGGGCATGGACCGTGATGGCCGGGCATGGACCGCGTCGCCGGCTCTCTTTGATGCGACGGGTGCACCGGTCAAGCACCGTGAATCCCTGCGTGGCATGTGGTCCGGCACCACTGGTCGGGTGTCGTTTGAGGCGTGTCCGTTCTTTCAGCCTGCGATCGGGGCCGGCATCACGCTGCGCCTGAAGGCTGTGCAAATCATCGACCTGGTGGAATCCGGTGGATCAGCTGACAGCTACGGATTTCAAGAAGAAGCCGGTGGCTGGGCGACCAGCGAGACGGAGGCGAGCGTCCCCTTCGACGCAACGGGAGCGGCAACAGACGAGGGGTTTGACTTCTAGTCGGTACCGCTCCAAGTTCGAGGCATCAGTCGCCGCCAGTCTCAAGGCCCGGGGCCTGCAATTCGGGTACGAGGTGCAGGCCCTGGCGTACACGATCTCCGCGGTCTACACCCCGGACTTCGTGTTGCCGAACGGCGTGATCGTCGAGACCAAGGGGCTGTTCGACTCAGAGGACAGGCGCAAGATGGTGGCCGTCAAGGCACAGCATCCAGGCCTGGACATCAGGCTCTGCTTCATGAAAGCGGACGTCAAGTTGAGCCGGGCCCCTCGGTCTCTCGCGTACTGGCAGTGGGCCGAGAGACACGGGTTCCTCTGGTGCGAAGGAAACATCCCGACGACATGGGCCGATGCCATCCAAGTTCCTAAAGCATGAGGCTTGCCCCGAGTGCAAGTCGAAGAACAACCTGGCCCGCTACGACGACGGTCACGCGACCTGCTTCGGATGCGGGTACCAGGAACAACCCAAGAAAGAGAAACCCGAGCCCCGCATGGAGCCATTGCCACCACCAGTCACCCCGGTCCTGGACTTCATCGAGGTCAAGGGCTTGCCGAAGCGGGCGATAACGGAGGAGACCTGTGCCCTGTTCGGGTACGGGTTATCTACGCACAACGGGCGCCCCGTCCAGGTGGCGCCGTACCGCAACCAATCCGGCAAGGTGGTGGCTCAGCACCTACGTGGTGCAGACAAGCGGTTCAGCTGGCTAGGAGACACCTCTGGGCTACAGCTGTGGGGCCAGCACCTCTGGCGCCAGAACTTCGGCAAGGAGACGGGGCTCTTCGTGACCATCACGGAGGGGGAGATCGACGCCATGTCGGTGTCCCAGGTCCAAGGCAACAAGTTCCCGGTGGTGTCGCTCCCGAACGGGGCGCAGTCCGCCAAGAAATACCTGGCTGCCAACGCCACTTGGCTGGGTCAATTCGCACGGATCGTGCTGTGCTTCGACTCAGACGAACCGGGCGTCAAGGCTGCTGCTGAGTGCGTGGCTGTCTTGCCCTTGGGCAAGGTGGCCGTGTGTCAGTTGCCCCGCAAGGACGCCAACGACATGCTGGTGGCAGGCGAAGGGGAGATCCTTCGTGAGCTGCTCTGGAAGGCAACGCCAACCAGGCCCGACGGGATCGTTAATGCCAACGATCTTTGGGACGAACTGATCAAGCCCAGTGCTGACTCAGCTTGTCCTTACCCCTGGCCACAGCTGGATGCCATGACCCGTGGCTTCAGACGTGGCGAGATGGTGACCCTGTGCGCAGGCTCAGGCGTCGGCAAGTCGAGTGTGTGTCGGGAGTGGGCCCACCATTTCCTTCGGGCTGGCTTGCGCGTGGGCTACATCGCCCTCGAGGAATCCACCAAGCGCACCATGCAGGGCATCGTCGGCATCGAGCTCAACAAGCCGATACACCTGGACCCCAATGCGGCCGACGAGCATCAGGTCCGAGAGGGCTTTGACCGTGTCTTTGGCACTGGTCGTTGCTATCTCTATGACCACTTTGGATCA